GATCCCGGCGAACATCACCGGCACCATTACCAGCGGGGACACGTTGAACGTCACGCTGGACAACGGGGCTATCTTCACCACGACGGCGGCGAGCACGGTCACCTATGCGGACCCCGCGATCCTACTGTCAGGGGGCGTGCCGTCCACCGTGACGGCCGGGGCGATCATCACTGACCCATCGGTCGTGCTGGCAGAGATACTTGCCCCCGCGTGGCAGAACGCCGCGACGTGCCAGTACTTCGACGGCTACTTCGTCTTTGACGACGCGGGGACCAGACAGTTCTTCGTCAGCGCGATCAACGACGGGACACAGTACTCGGGGCTGGACTTCGCCACCGCGACTGCTGCGTCCGACATCGTGATGGGCGTCGTGGTGTACCACGAACAACTGCTGATCTTCTGCCGGTTTCACACCGAAGTCTGGTGGGACACGGGCAACCTCGCCTTCCCGTTCCAACGCTATGACGCGGCCCTCATCGCGCGCGGTCTGGCCGCGCCCCACGCCGTCGTGTCCGAAGACAACACAGTCTTCTGGATGGGCGACGATGGCATCTTCTACCGGCTGGAAGGCTTCTTGCCGAAGCGGATCAGCACCTTCGCCATGGAACACGCGTGGCAACAGTACGATCAGAAGTACCTCGACGCGTCCTGCTTCGTGCTGACGCAAGAGGGGCATAAATTCATCATCATCAACTTCCCCTCCGGTCCCGCGACATGGGTGTACGACATCGGCAGCGGGCTGTGGCACCAGCGGGAAAGTTGGGGCACGCCGTGGGTGTGATCCCGTGACCTATCAGGTTCAGCCGTACGATATTGTCGGCCTGTCCCGCAACGCGACCGGGGCAGCGGACGCGTTCAGCGCCAGCTTCCGCTATGTGCTGGTCTCGTTCTGGACGGTGCCGTTCTCCATCGTCTCGCCGCTGTTCAATTTCAACTTCGTCAACAGTCCGGCGCCGCCAAACGGTTTCAGCTTCTACATCCAGAACAATACCTGCTTCCTGACGGCGTTCGATGATCTGGGCAATGTGATCGGTGGCGATACCTACACGGGCGCTCCGTTGGGCATTTCGACCATCGCCAACGTGCTGGTCAGCATGGACTCGGCCACCTCGACCACGCAGATTTACGTCAACGATGTTGCGCTAACCCGAACCGTTCACACGTGGCCGTCGCCGGGCGCGATGGCGTTGGGTGCCGGATCACAGTTCCAGATCACGACGAACGTCAGCGGGGAAGCCTGCTTGGGCGACGTGTACGTGGCGCTGCCCGCTTCGTTCTATGACCTGTCGATCCAAGCGAACCGCCGGAAATTCATCGACGGGAGCGGCAATCCGGTTGACCTTGGGGCCAATGGCTCGCTGCCCACCGGCAGCCAGCCCGAAGTGTTCCTCCATACCGCAGTCGGTGGCACGTTCGCAGCGTTCTTGGCGAACCTCGGAACGACCGGCGCACTGACGACTGCTGGCAGCGCGTCAGCTTGTCCACCGATTCCGACTGTTGACCCGCCGGGCGTTCCTTCGGTCTCGTGCGGCGACGTGCATACTTCCAGCAGCTTCACGGCCGCATGGACCGCTGGCGGGGGCGGCGATCCGACCTCGTACGATCTGCAATGGCGCAAGGTTGGCACGGTGCCATTCACCACCGTCTCGGACCTGCCAGCGTCGCCGACCTCGTACCTTGTCACCGGCCTAGAGGCCGCCACGACCTACGAGTTCAAGGTTCAAGCGGAGAACAGCAGCGGGTCGAGCGGCTATTCGGACCTGATGCAATGCACGACGGAGAACAACATCCTCACTGTTCCCGTCGCGCGCACGCTGCACAGATGGCGTGGGCAGGTTGGGCTGAACTGGAAGGGGATGGCGCTGGTCGGGGACTTCGCCTCGAACGTGGTTGGCTTGTCCGACTTCGCCAACTTCACCGAATACGATCAGCCAATGCAGTTCCTCATCACCACGCCGCCGATCCACGATGATCGCAGGCGCATCTTCTTCCAGAACTTCGAGATTGAGGTACAGGCTGGCGACGGGCTGCCGGACGGCGACGCTCCGGTCATGTCGCTCGAATGGTCGAAGGATGGCGGCGTGACGTGGCTGCCGCTGCAACTGCCGCGCTCGATGGGAAGCGTCGGCCAGTACATCAAGCGGCTGCGGTGGGTTAATCTCGGCAACGCCCGGACTTGGATATTCCGGCTCACATGCACCGATCCGGTGCGCCGCTACATCATCGGCACATACACGGACTCGTTCAAAGGCAATGGTTGAAGTCGCCCCAACCCGCACGCTGACGATCATCGGCGATCAGCCGATTGCGAACGTCAAGGAAGACGGCGCCTACCCGGAAATGTGGTTCACACAGTTCCTCCAAAGGCTCGCCAGCTTCATCGGGCAACCGCCGGACAGCACAGGAACGACTGGCGCCACGCTGACGGAAATCGCGGTCTCGGCGCAAATCCTCTCCGAGATTGCCATTGCCATTGCGACCGGAGCGACCGGCGGGGCCACCAATGCGATCGGCGCGATGCAGGGGATGGCCGTTGCGCGTATCCCGTCGCAGCCGTTGCCGCAGCCGCCCATCGTCGCGATCCAGCGCCCGCAACAGCCGCTCCCGCAGCCCGCTGGTCTCAATCAGGCGCAAGTCATGGCGCTGAACTATTTCGGGTTCTGACAACGCATGATCCTGAACGCCACCACCAAGTCGATCCGCGTCGTGCTCGGCGAGGCGAAGACCACGACGGACTGCGATGTCACCACTTCCTATGGCGACACGACCGGCCAGTTCTTTCTGCCGGGCAATAACGAGACGGTCACGAACGGCACCACGCCGGTCACCATTGTCAGTGCCCCTCCGGCGAACACGCAGCGGTCGGTTCAGGAAATTACCGTCCACAACAACGACACGGTGGACCACACCGTCATCCTGCAACTGCTGGTCAGCGCGACCGTCTACATCTTCCGCGAAGAGACGATCCCGGTTAACGGCACTTTCATCTACAGCCCGGACGGTGGAGCGGTCACTACCGCCATTCAACCGGCGATACTGCTGGAAAGCGGCTCGGCTGGCGTCAAGATCAGCGCGCTGCCAGCCTTCAGTCTGACCACGCCGCCTGATGGCAGCGAGAAAGCGCCGATTGTCGAAGCTGGCGCCACGACTGCGATCACGTCGGCGCAGCTTTACACGCTCTTCACGAATTGGCTGAACTACGTCGCGACCAATCCACTCGCCGCTCCGACGACGACCAGCAATGGATTGAGCATCGACTTCGAGGCAGGGACCGGCGGTTCGGTGTCCGGCGATGGCGGCAATCTCGCGCTGTCCGCCGGTTCTGCGCAGACTAGCGGGAGCGGCGGCGAACTCGACATCCAAACCGGCGGCGGGAAAGGGGCTGCTGGTGACGGCGGGAGTCTCTTTATCAGCACTGGCTTAGGGGCTGGTAGCGGTCAGGGAGGCCCTATTTCGATTGCCGCAGCGGCGGGCGGTGCTACCGGAACTGGCGGCAACGTCAACCTCTATGGTGGCTCGGGCGGCGGAACCTCTGGTGATGGCGGGGCCATTGGCCTCGCGGCCGGAGCGGCGACAACAGTTGGTAACGGGGGCGGCGTAAGCATCTTCGCTGGCAACGGCGGCGCGACCTCTGGTGACGGCGGCAGCATTGTCGTTCTCGCGGGCACTACGCCAACCAGCGGTAAGGGCGGAGAAATTGACCTTACGAGCGGCGCAGGCGTGGGCGATTTAGGTGGCCCGGTCAATGTCTCAAGCGCCAATATGTCGGGGAGCTTCGCAACTGGCAGCGCGTTCCTTTTCTCCGGCAATATCGTGTCGGGAAGCGGCCAGAGCGGTGACAGTGGCGTTGGGTCCGGCAATTCCGACACAGGAACATCGGGAACCACGTTCATCTATACCGGCGACGCAGCAGGCGGCACGGCAAACAGCGGCCCAACCCAAATCTCCAGCGGTGCAAGCGCGGGCGGCACGACCGGCAACGTGGACATCACGACCGGCAACGCAGCAACGGGCAATTCGGGCAACATCACGCTCAATATCGGCACTGCCGGATCGACGCGCGGCACGATCGTTATGACGGGCATGACGGACGCCAGCGGCGGCAGCACCGGAACGCTAAAGAACGCACCGCACGCCGCCGACCCGTCGATCTGGATCAAGACGACGGTCAACGGAACGGTGGTCGCCATTCCCGCGTGGACAGTCTGATCGTTAATCCGTTAGGTTCGCGCGATTGAGGGCCAAGCAGCGCCTTCCTGTTGCGTCAAGCAGGAGCGGCAATGGCTTCGTCCCCGATCGTGCCCCTTTTCAACGGGCAACTCACCAACAGCAGTGCCGCGCTGTACACCTCGCCGACCGGCGTCTGGACGCAACTGACCAAGGTTCTCGCCGTCAACACTGACACATCGGCGCACACCGTCACTTTCCACATCGTGCCGAACGGCGGGTCTTCCGCCACCGCGAACATTTCAACGAACGCACAGGCGGTACTGGCCGGGCAGGCGTGGAACGATCCCAACGAATACGGCTTGGTCCTCGCGCCGGGCGACGCGATCTACGGCAACGCCGACACCGGCAGCCAAGTCAACGTGTTCATCGCCGGTTTCCAAGCGACCAGCTAATGGACGCCTCGCCCACTCTCCACGTCGGAACCGCGACGCGCACCGGGCCGCCCTTTGTGGTGTTCGCTCTGCCTCGATCGCGCACGGCGTGGCTTTCCCGGTTCTTGTCATACGGCAACTGGCAATGCGGCCACGACGAGGTGCGCCATTGCCGCTCGCTCGAAGACATCGCGTCGTGGCTCGCGCAGCCATGCACCGGCACCGTGGAAACCGCCGCCGCGCCGTTCTGGCGTCTCCTGCGGAAGCTGGCGCCTGACGCACAGATCGTCACGGTGCGGCGTCCGGTGGACGAAGTGATCGCGAGCTTGGCCGCGACGGGCCTTGTGTTCGACCCGACGCACATGACGCAACAGATGCACCGGCTCGATCACAAGCTGGACCAGATCGAGCGCCGCTTCCCGAACGTGCTGCGCGTCTCCTTTGCCGATCTGGCGCACGAGTCCGTCTGCGCTCGCGTGTTCGAACACTGCCTGCCGTACTACCACGCCCCCGTGTGGTGGCGATCACTGGCGCCGGTCAACGTGCAGATCAGCGTGCCGCTGATGTACCGCTACTACCTCGCTCACAAGCGGCAACTGACGAAGCTGGCGAAGCAGGCCACGCACCGCATGATCGCCGACATGACGCCGCCTCCCCGCGAGTTCGATGGCGTCACCTTTCAGCCGGAGCCGTTCGCGCAGTTCTACGCCGACGCCAAGGCGCTCTTCGCCGAACACTTGGTGCAGACCGATCAGTCGCCCGACGATCACGCGCGGAAGAACCTGCCGCTGATGCAAACGCTGGATGACGTGGGCGCGCTGCAAGTGATGACCGCCCGCTGTAACGGCCGGATGTTCGGCTATCTGATGTCCGTCATCGCGCCGTCGCTCGACACGCAGGACGCGATCATGGCGGAGCACACGATCTTCTTCGCCTCCCCGGCAATCCGCGGTCTCGGGATGCAGCTACAGCGCGCCGCCCTCGCTGCGCTCAAAGCGCGTGGCGTGAGCGCCGTCATCATGCGGGCCGGACATCGCGGCTCGGGGCCTCGCCTTGGCACGTTCTACCGGCGGCTTGGGGCGGAGCCGTTCGGCGAACTCTACCGCCTCGAATTGGAGCACTGACGATGGGTCTCGGTGGAGCGATTGGCGCAGTCGGGTCTGTCGTCGGCGGCTTCCTTGGTCGCGGCGCGGCGAACAAAGCCGCTTCGCAGCAGCAGCAACAGCAGCAACAGCAGCTTCAGTTCTTGCAGCAAGTCTACGGGCAGGGGCAGCAGAACCTATCGCCGTTCATTGGCGCTGGACAGGCCGCGCTCCCAACCTTGCTTGGCTTCTACGGTCTACCGGGCGGCAACGCCTCTGGCGCGGCCGAAGGGTTCAAGCAATTTCAGCAAACGCCCTTCTATCAATTCCCGTTCCAGCAAGGGATGCTCGGTGTCAATCGCGCGTTGGCTGCATCTGGACTGATCGGATCGGGCGCGCAACTCAAAGACGCCTCGCAGTTCACAAGCGGCCTCGCAAGCCAAGCTCTGTCGCCATACCTCGCCGGTCTGTCTGGTTTGGTCGGCAGCGGACAGAACGCCGCCACGTCGCTGATGAGCGGCGGCCTCCAAACGGGGCAACTGACGGGACCGGCTTATACGGCGACCGGCAACGCGCAAGCGGCCGGAACCATCGGCGGCATGAACGACGTGCTGAAAGGCTTCCAAGGCGCGATGGCACCAGCGCAGCAGTTCACGGCCGGTCTGTTCGGCCAACCGGCGCCCGGCGGCCAGTCATCCAGCGCCTACATGGGCGGCCAGAACGTCGGGAATTGGGCGAGCAATCTGTGGAACTCAAACTTCAACAGCAACAACAGCCTGTACTACGGCTCGAACTACAGCTACGACCCCACGTCGTATGGCTATAAGGCAGGCTCGCCAAGTACGTTCGGGTTCCCGTCACTGAACGGTTCCGGCCAATGAGCGGCACCCTCATTCCTATGACGCCTCTCGGGATCAATCCTTGGGAGGGCATCAGGGACTACAACGAGGCGCAGGGATCATGGTATCGCCCGGCGCTGATCCAAGCGGAAGCGGCGGAGCGCGCGGCGCACGCGGGACTGCTCGGCGAGCAAACCCAAGCAGCGCATTACGGCAATCTTCTCACTGGCGTCCGCCTCCCCGTGCGCATGGGGCTGTGGCAACAGACTTTGCCGACCTCCAACCCCGGCGGGTCGGCGAGCTTGCGGCAGGCTGAAGGCGCCAACCCCGGCGGCGGTCAGACAGCGTATCCCGGTGAAAGCGGCGCATCGCACGTCGCTGGCCAGCCGACGCCACAACAGCCGCCCGCGCAACAACCACCAGCGCAGCAGCCGCCGCCTCCCGCAAGGACTGGCGCGATCGGCGGTGGTCCGCCGCTTCCCAATCTCGATCTGGCGCAACCGGAACCGCCAATCCCGCCTCGCATGATGGGCGGTGGAGGCCCGGCCGAAGGGACCGAAGCGCACGCTGCGTTGCAGATGCCGCCGGTATCGCTGGCAAGCGCCGCACTGCGTCCGCAAGACGTTGCGCTTGGCTCATCCGGCACGGCAGCAGCGCCCGGCCCGGTTCAGCAGCAACCGCTGCCTCCGCCAGCCATCGGTGGTGGGGCGCCGGTACAGCAGGCTTCGGCGATTGCGCCAACGTCAGCACCACAAGCGCCAGCACCACAAGCGCCAGCAGTCGGTGGCGGCGGCAACTATCAGGTTGCGCAAGCTGGAACGCCCGGCGGCCAGATCGGCGGACTGCCGCAAATCCACACTGGTCCCGGTGGCGCGATCTACGGCGGCATGTCCGTGCCGCTGCCGTGGATGGCGTTGCAGGGAATAGATCAGGCCGACAACAAGCCGGAGGCGATCAAGCAGGCGCTAGAGGCGCGCAAGATGATGCTCGGCCAGATGATTACCGGCACGTTCAACCAACAAGGGATTCCCGCTTCGGGAGCGGTGTGGGATCAGACCGTCGATCAAGCCTATGACGGCGGCCTCATTACCAACGTTCAGTGGGCGCGCTTTCACGGCCATCCCGAACGGGCGATGGAGGCGCTGCAAGGCGTCATGTCGCCGACCGAAATCCCAATGATGCAGGGCGCGCAAGAAGCGGCGAGGGCGACGGCCACCATCGGGCCGGAAGCAGCAAAGGAAGCCAATCGGCGCGCTATCGGTTCTCAATACGACACGGTGAAGATTCCGTTCACCAGCCCCGATGGCCAAACGTCGGTCGAGCGCGAAGTTAGGAAGAGCGTCGCGATTGCGAATGGCTGGCTTGACGGTCAAGGCAACGCCATCCCGCAGACCTCACCGGCTCCGCTCAACCCGAACGGGTACATGTCAGGGGGCGCCTACTCTTCGAAGGTCAAAGGAGTCGAGAACACCACTGGCAACCCCAATGCGCGCAACCCGCTTTCGAGTGCGACCGGCGACGGGCAGTTCATTGATGACACTTGGGTCGATGTCCTAAGCCGCAACCGGCCCGACTTGGTGGCAGGGAAGACGCGCGCGCAAGTTCTCGCAATGCGCGGCGACACCGACCTGTCCGACCAGATGATCCAAGCCTACGGCCGGGAGAACGCGCAGTACCTTGGGCAGCACAATGAGCCGGTGAACGCGACGACGATCGCGCTGGCGCATCGCCTTGGGCCGGAAGGCGCCGTGCGCGTTCTGAACGCTTCTGTGGGCACGCCGATCAGCGCGCTGGTGAAGCAGGACGTGATGGACGCCAACCCCGATCTGCGCGGGCGCACGGTCGGCCAACTGCTGGACACCTATCTGAACAAGTTCGGCCGTTCGGAGGTTGAGTTCCAGCCCGCAGGAACGCGGTTCGCCGGGCCGGGCGCGCCGAACCAACAGCAACAGGAAGTTCAGGGCGGCGGCGGCACTGGCGGTTGGGTGCCGGGCCAGACGACGGCGACGCCAAGTGCTGGCAACAAGGCGCGGATGGAGGGCGATCAGAAGCAACTGGAAGCTGACTCCGGCGAGTTGACGCACATACAAGGCGCCGGGCAGCAAGCGGCCAGCGGCAAGCCGGTCCTTTGGGACATGAAGCGGCTCGCGCCAGAGTCCATCACCGGATCGCTGGCGGAGCCACGGCTTGCCATTGCGCGGTTCTTCGGGTCATTCGCCCCCGATCAGGTGCAGCAATGGCTGAAAGACAGTGCCGGTTTGGAAAAGGCGCAGGCTACGGTCTCCAATACCGACCAGATGATTAAGCTGATGCAGAGGAACGTGACCAATGCGGAAACGGCGCTCGGTCAGGCGACCGGCTCCAGCGTTCGCATCGGCGCAATGCTGACGCAGTTCATGGCAAGGGCCAATCCGAACCCGAACATGCCAGTGCAGGCGATCCAAGCGATGGCCAGTTGGTCATTGGCGATGAGTCAGATGATCGAAGACTACGCGCGTGAGGCAAAACGGGTGCAGGGCGAGCGGCAGGGGTACTTCAACGCGGATCGCACCAAGCACGAGTACGGCAAGCCGCTGGCTGACTTCCAAGATGAGTGGCTGAACGACAGGCAGCCGAACTCGCCGATCGCCTACAACGCCGCCGCGATGGCGATGGCCGGTCTCGACTACAAAGAATGGTCGCGCGGGCTGACTGATCCCCAAAAACGGGCCGTCTACAGCATCATCAAACGCGCCGACCCAAGCATGGGAACCGCCAAAGACAGCCTTGGGCAAGTCCGCACCGCTAGTGAATTTCCGGATTAAACGCGATGCCGCTCGACGCCGCCGCCCCGCAGGCTGATCCCGCTGACATCATGGCGACCGTGCCTTTGAAGGCGCAGCCGCAAGTACAGCCGCAGCCGCCGCAGCAAGGCGCAGACAACATCCCCACCCTGACGGTGACGCGCCAAGCGCCTGCCGCGAAGCCCGCCGCGCCTGCCACGACGCCAGCACCGGCAGCGCCAGCCGCCGCCGCAACCGCGACGCCCGCTGCTCCGCAGGCCGATTCGGCTGACGTGATGGCGACCGTGCCTCCGGCAACGCCGCCTCCGCCGCCATCAACGGAGCCGCCGTCGCCGACGCAGCAGATTGCGCAGAAGCCGCCGACTACAGAGCAAGAGCTACGCAACCAACCTTGGTATCAGGGGCTTTGGGACTTCGTACAGCCGTACGGACCGATCAAAGGCGCCGTCTCTGAAGCGATGCACCACTTCTATTCCGGCTTCGATGAAGTGGTTCTCCCGATCGGCCCGGCGCTGAAGAAGTCGTTCGAAGAAGGCATTCCCTTCTCGCAGGCATACGATCAGGCCGTTGCGGAACTGCGCGGCAACCGCAAGGTCTTCGAGTCCAACTATCCGCAGACGGCTCGCTATGCTGGCCTTGGCGGCGACGTGGAACAGGCGCTCACACTGCGCAAGCTGTACAAGGCGCGGGAGGGATCGCTATTCTCCCCCGAAGGAATGCAAACGGCAGTCCGCAACATCGGTGCGGGCACGGTACAGGCTGGCGTCAGCAGCTTCGGCGAGAAGGAAGGCAACCTAGCGCAGCGTGCGCAAGCGGGCGTTGAGGGCGCCGAGGCCGGGCTGTTCCTTGGCCCAATCGCCGAAGTCGCCGCCCCTGCTGTGAAGGCCGTGGTGAAGGTCGGCAGGGACATCATCAACGCCTTCCGACCGCAGTCACTCGCAGAACAGAAGGCGGGCCAAGTTCTGAAAGAGGTGGCTGGCGGCGGCTCGACCACCGTCAGGCCGTCGCCGGTTCCCGGCTTCCAACAGACCACGGGCGAGGCGACTGGCAATGCTGGATTTGAGCGGTTCGCCGGAGGCGTCCGGCAAGAGCCAAAGTTCGTAGCGGAAGACGAACTGCGGATTGCGGATCGCAACCAGCAGGTACGCAATGCCGTTCCAAGCACGCCAACAACCGAACATCCGACCGTTGAGTCGGCGCGTGCATCGACGGCAGCCGAACGGCGGATCAAGCAGGCGCGCGACATCATCCGCACCGAAGAAGAGCGGGTGTGGAACAAGCCAAGCCTGACCAAGCCCACGATTTCGACCAGTACCAGCAAGAAGATGGTCGGGGATGCGTGGAGCGACATAAAGAGGACGGAAGCCGGTCTCGCCGACGCGGCGGAGAAAGAAGGCACGATCCCGCGCATTTTGCGCGACCTAGACGACTTCGCCCCGAAGATGTCTGCGCAGGAAATCAACTCGATCCGCTCTCGGTTCCTGCGGCTCGCGCGCGATCCCTCCGCGCCCGGCGACGTACGCTTGGCTGCGCGCAAACTCGCCGCAGCGGCAGAGAAGGGCTTGTGGGGAGCGCCGGAGGTGGTCGGCGTCGCCGCGCCCGGCATCCCCACCGGCCGTACGATCCTTGCCCGTGACGCCAATGGCATCCTGCGGCCGACGCCCGAAATGAGCGGGGCGATCAGGCCCGATCCCGAACTTGTGCGGGACATGAAGGCATCCCGCGCGTTCACCAAGCAAGAGGCGGAGGTGCTGAACCACGACTCTTTCGAGAACATCTTCAGGCGCAACTCGTCCGGCAACGCCACGGCGACAGAGGGCGTCGGGCTGGACAAGTTCTTTGACTTCCAGAACGGCGTGATGAAGCCGGGCGGCATCACCAACCTGACCAAGTTCCTCGATGACATCAAAAGCAGTTGGTCGCGGCTGTCGGCCGCAGAGCGAGCGGGCAAATACAACCCGGCGACCATCGGGCCGGTGATGAACGATCTGCGCCAGAACACTTGGGACTTTCTGATGTCGCAGATGATGGAGCGGGCGTCGCAGGCCGGGGCCGACATTCGGGGTCAGCCGCGCATTGCTTACGCTGCGCTCGATCAATGGATCACGCGCAACCTGCCGATGCTGGAAAGGTCCGGCATTGGGACGCCAGCGCAGTTGGCGGGGCTGCGCAGGCTTGGCCAGTTGGCGGAGCGCATCAATGCCGCGACTACCAGCGGCCGGACGCCGGGAAGCGACACTTGGCGCAACATAATGAGCGGCCGGACGTGGCTCGACGTGTTTATGAGTCCGTGGGTGGCGCGTGTCGCTGGCGTCGGTGTTGGTGCTGGCCTTGGTTATGTCTTAGGCGACACGTCCCTTGGCGGCATCTTGCCAGCGGTAGAGGGCGGGGCTGCGGGCGGCACGGCTATGGAAGTCCTGCAACGGATGTACGAGTCGCCGCGCGAAATGACGCAGCGGTTCGTGTACGAGGGGCTGAACAACCCGGACATCGCCAAAGACCTGATGCAGAAGGCGAGCAGGCAGAGTTGGGCGCGGTTCTCGCCAGCGACGCAAGCCTTCCTGAAGGCGTTTATGATGAACCAACTCTCGCAGCATCCGGTTCAGCAGCAGCCCGCGCAATGAAGCAACCGAAGCCGTTCATCCCCGCGAAGTCTCCGCTCCCGGTGCCGATGTCCGGCACGGTCAAGCGGATGCTCGATCAGTGGTCTCCGTTCGCGCACCATCCGCCGTTCAACCCGGCGGAGGATCGCCACGTCTCGCCGCCGCGTATGAAGCGGCCTCGCGGCGGACACGGACCACACAACCCTATGGAGTGAGCGCAGCCGCGCCGCTATAGGTTGGCGCAACTCGGCCCAAGCAGCGGCCGTGATCTTCCCATTCACGGATGGTCACGATGGCCGCTATCGGCACGCGCTACTACACCCCCAATCAGTTCGAAGTTGATGCCAACGGCGTTCCGATGGCGAGCGCGCAGTTGTGGTTCTACGAGACACAGACCAACGATCTTCAGGACACGTTTCAAAACGTTGATCTGACGACACCGAACACCAATCCGGTGATCGCCGATGCCAACGGCCGGTTCGGCGACATTTGGCTGATCCCGTCGCTCGCCTACAAGGTGCAGCTTTACACGGCCGCGACGGTCGAAAACCCCGATGGCACGCAAATCTGGTCGATGGACCCTGTGGGGCCAGCGTCAGGCGGTGTTCCAAGCAATGACGTTGGGATCGTCGGCGAACTCCGCCTGTTCGCCGGGCCTTCGAGCAGCGTGCCGTCCGGCTGGTATCTCTGCTACGGCCAAGCCGTCAGCCGCACCACGTTCGCCAGCTTATTCGCGATCATTGGAACGACATGGGGGGCGGGCGACACAACGACGACGTTCAACCTTCCGGACTTTCGAGGCCGCGCGCCATTTGGCAAGGATGACATGGGCGGCAGCGCGGCGAGCCGCCTCACGTCGGGCGTGTCGGGCGTCGCGGGCGCTACTCTCGGCGCAACCGGCGGCAATCAGGCGACGCAGACACATACGCACACGGTCAATGATGGCGGCCATACCCACGCCATTACCGACTCGGGGCACAGCCATGTCCAGCGGATCGGCTTCACGCCGCTGACAAGTTCTGCCACGACGTGGACAACGACCGGCTCCAGCGGCACGGCCACGAACATGCCGTTGAGCACGGCGAGCGCCACGACCGGGATCACGAACAACACGAACACGACCGGGATCACGATCGACAACTATGGAGCGGGCAGCAGCCAAAACGTGCCGCCCGCTGGCGTGGTCAACGTCATCATCTACGCCGGGGCCTAAACTCGCCGTGGAAACTCGCAAACTCGCCGCCGCGAGATTCTTTCCGGCGAGATTAAGCCTTCGGCGGCTTCGCTGCTGCCTTGGCGGCTGGCACCATCAGCTTGGCGAAGCGACGCAGCACGGAGGCTTCTCGCTCCGGCGGCATCGCTGCGGTGGTGCCGTAAGCTCGCAGTGCTCCGGCGAGCGATCCGGTCTTGTCCAGCTTCGCGCGCAGTTCCAAGGCGGTGCCCATGATGCTGTCTTCGGGGCGCGTGCGGTCTAGGCGACACACCCTCATCACCATGTTGGCGCTGACCTGCTGTCCGAAGCCGAAAGCTGTTGACGTGGGGTTCTTCACATTGCGAAACCCACTCTCCATGCCGATCACTTCGGCAAGCACACCGGCCGGAATCCCGCTTTGAAGTGACGCTCGGATCAGTGCGTCCCTCCAAAGTTGGGACTCCGGCCGATCAATCCAAAAGGGCGACGGATCGGCAGTCCGGGGTACGTCAGCCGCCCAAGTTGATCCGATGCGAAGGGCGGCAACCAGCATCCCGGCAAACGCCGGTCGGTAAAAAGTATTCATCTGAAATTCGACCGACAGTCGCCCGAACGCCGGGGCTAATTCCCCTTTGGACCGTTTGCATGATACAACGGTCTGCGCTCACGACAAAGTTATTAAGCGGTGAAAATTTATGGTTGAAACTTTACAGAAATCTCGGCGCCGCCGACATGGCATTCAGTTCCAAGGCACCATCACGCTCGGAAACCTTCTGTCTCTGCTGACGCTGTTGGGTTTGCTCGGCACGGCGATCACGTCGCTCCTGACGTTCAGTCAGACGTTGCAGCGGACGCAAGACGCCATCGTGGCCGGGCAGGCGTCGGTCCAGCATGAGACGCAGCTACGCGAGGCGCTGATGCAGGGCTTCGGCACGCAACTGAATACGCTGACGACGCAGGAAGGCCGGGACATCCAGCAGATCAATCAGAGCATCACCGAACTCCGGCAGGATTTGCGATTGCTGGCGACACGGCCGCAGCATTAAGCCTGCCGAATGTTCCTGCGCCGGGCTGAAAACCTTGGTCGGGCGGACGCTGTGATAGTGGACGGCGCGCTATGGAACGTCGCCCGAGTGACGATCTCCGATGATGATCGGGTGGAACTCCGGCTGACGCGCGGGGTCGATTTCCGTGTGCTCAAATTGCGACGGGACGATTTGGTCATTTGTAAGGTATAGATGCGTCGCCGACATTTTCAGGCGGCATTTTCACCGGAGAATTTCAGATGAACCAGTTCCACGTCGATAACGTCAAAGGCTCCATTGGCACCACTGTTCTCGGGCTTGGCTACCTCGCCCAAACGGTCGGGCAGCAGATCGCTGCCACCGGGCTGCCGTCGAACGCCGCCGGTTGGGTAGGCTTCGCTGCCAATGTTGCGGTAGGTATCGCGGCCATCTTTGCGCGGGCATAAGCGTGATCGCTGCGGTATTCTTCGCGACGTGCCTGTACCCCTGCGAGTGCGCGGCGAGTTACTACCGCTTCCCGCCCGCGACGCATCGGTACGAGGCGGAGTTCTACCGCGTGCATCCGTATCTTCGGGTGCCTGAATGCGAGGCCGCCGAATGGAAGAGCAACCTGCCGCCCCCAAGGTGATTACCTTTGCCGTGGACGACATGAAGTCGATCGCCGAACGGCTGAAGGAAATCGAGAAAGAGCGGCAGGAAGCTCTGAACCGCCAAAGCCTACCGCAGTGGAAGAGCGTCACCGATCTGGTCGGCGACGAAGACGAGTTGTGGACGCTGACGCTAGACGAAGACACGTGGTGGATGCGGCACCTTTGACTGGCGATCCAACGCGGTGAGGCGAGTTCTGTCGATCTGGTGGTGGGCGTTCCGCCTCACGTCGGGCCGCGTCCTCTTCCGTATCGGATACCGCTATCGCGACTGGATACCGGACGATCATGCGAGTTGGCTGCACCTGAAAGTGCTGCGCTGGACCTATACGCCGCCCAAATGGGCGGAGGGTGGCGATTGGACTTATGGCTGGCTGTTCACGAGGAAGCGGGATGAGTGAGCCTGTCACCCCGGAGGTTGCCTTCCAGACGTGGTGCGCGATGCTCGGCCCGGCGGAAGGCGTTCTCTCGCTCGATCCGACTGACCCCGGCAACTGGACTGGCGGCAAGCCCGGCATCGGCGCGCTGACCGGAACCAAGTTCGGTATCTCGGCCGCAGCCCATCCCACACTCGACATCGCCAACCTGACGCTGGAACAAGCCGACAGCATCCGGAAGGCGGAGTATTGGGACCGGATCAACGGTGACGAACTGCCGCCATCGGTCGCGTTGCTTGTCGCCGACGCTGCGTTCATGTCGGGGCCTGTCGTGGCGGCTCGGCAGCTACAGAGGATCGTCGGCGCCGCACCGGACGGTGTGGTCGGCCCGGCGACGCTGGCCGCCGTGA